CCAGTCAGGGCGCCGTAATGTCTGCACTTCTGGACAGGCCAAAGCAAATTACCGTGATTGACGAATTTGCCCGCTATCTTGAGGCAAGCACAAACACCAGCAACCATCACCAGAGAGAAGCCAACACGAAGATCATGGAATCTTTCGGCAGATGCGGGGGGATAGTCAGGCCGCAGCAATATTCCACGATGACGCTGAAGAAGGAAGCCGCCGATACAATCAAGGACAGGAAGATCTATAATCCTGCCTTAACCTTATTGGCGATCACCACACCAGACAAACTTTATAAATCTCTCGGCCTTGAGTCCGTCAAAGACGGCTTTATCAATCGCTTTATCATCAGCATTTCAGAGGCAGAAAGAGACGTAAGAAACCACAAAGAAATGCTCGATGTGCCAGAAAGAATAGTCAACTGGATAAAGACAGTCGCCAATAGAAATCCAGTCATGCATAACTCCGCAGAAGAGGCTATCCCAATCGTTATTACCTTCACTTCAGAAGCAAAGGCGATGGAGCTTGAGTTTCAAAAATACTGTATCAAGGCCGCAAACTCGCTGGACAAATACAATATGGCAGAGCTGACAGGGCGATCAAACGAAGTCGCCATGAGAGTCGGCCTTATCCATGCTCTATCAAGAAATCCAAACACAGACACTATTGAGAAAGAAGACATGGAATGGGCAATCGGATACGTCAAGACTTGTCTGGAAAAAACAATGTCCGTGATGAAGATGAATATATCATCGTCACCATTTGAGGCGCACAAGAAAGAAGTCCTCGCCGCGCTGCGCGAAAGATCTCCGGAGTTTATCCGGCTATCAGATATGAGAAAGCAAAATCCCTTTAGCCAACACCAAAAGAAGTACCTGCAGGAAATTCTTGATGCCCTTGTAGAGTCCGATCTGGCCGATGAAAGGCCAAGCACCGGAGTCGGGAAGCCCACAAAAGAATATGTTGCCATTGCATGATTTTATTTCAGTGTAAATTACCGTTTCCAGTATCCGTGAATCAGATGTATGGCGGGGGCGGAGGGCAACAACGCTTCAAGACTAAGAAATATAAGGCGTGGCTGGAAAGCTGCCAGAAATTGGAGCAGATGAGAATAGGCGAACCTGTCACGGTTGAATATATTTTTACATGGCCATGCAATCGGGCGCGCGATGGGCAAAACTACATGAAGGGAGTTTTGGACTATCTCGTAAACTCAGAGGTACTTGTGGATGATGACTGGAAGATAGTTACCAAGGAATTATGGAGGCATTTGGGCGTCAATAAGGAATGTGCTTCGGTTGAAGTTGTGATTCGCCAAGCCAAGCCTGATAATCCTCTATTACAGTGACGAGAAAACCTAAATATTCTTCTTTTGTCAGCGTGCGTAAATCAAATTTATCTATTGTTTCGAGATACTTACCGCCTAATTTACCAGACTTTTCAACGGCCTCTAGTTGGATTTTATTCATGGGAAATTTTTTCCTCTTGCCTTTATCTGTTTTTGGTTTATATACTAGAAGAATAGAGGAAATGGTTTCCTCAGTCAACAATGGAGAATATAGATGGTAAACACAGCAGAAGCGGTCAAAAACATGACAGCCGATGACGTTATATCTGAGATATTGGATATTGATGACCGTATTGATGCGCTCAAAAAGAAAAGAACAGAGTGCGAATCGGATCTCAATACCTTTATCGGTGCAGATGTTGCGGAACAGCTCAAAGATAAAGACTATGGCGCCGGAACCGTCAACGTAGAGACGGAACGCTATAAGGTTAAGGCGGTTGTCTCAAAGAAGGTGAAGTGGGACAACCTGCAACTCGCCGGAATCTATGAAGTGATAAAGGCAAGTGGAGAAAATCCGTCTGACTATATCAAGCTCAGTTATGATGTAAGCGAAGCCGCTTATAAAAACTGGCCTGAGAAAATCAGCAAAGTATTTGAGCCTGCGCGCACTGTCGAAACCAGCAAGCCGAAGTTTACCTTTGAGGGGAAAGAGTGATGATGACTGTCGGAGAATATGAGATTTCCACAGATCAAGGGCCAACATTGAAAGGAACACTTAAACAAATGAAAATAACCAACACCAAAGATGTAGGGGCGAAGTATCTCAACGTCCTCGTACATGGACCATCTGGCAGCGGTAAGACAAGGCTATGCGCTACCACTGGCGGAAAACCACTGATTATCAGCGCCGAGTCAGGCCTTCTATCCCTGCGCGGCCTTGATCTGGACGTTGCCGAAGTCAAGACAATGGCAGATCTTCAAGAGGTCTATACGATGCTTACAGCAGACACCAAATATGACTGGGTATGCATCGACTCCATCTCAGAAGTCGCTGAAGTCGTCCTGTCTTCGGAAAAGGGAAAAACGAAAGATCCCAGAGCCGCCTACGGCGAGATGCAAAACGTAATGACAATGCTTATCAGGTCATTCCGCGATCTTCCGAAGAACGTCTATATGTCGGCAAAGCAGGACAAGATTAAGGACGAGATGACGGGAGGTATTTTGTTCGGACCATCCGCGCCCGGACAGAAAATTCCTGTCGCTCTGCCTTATTTCTTCGATGAAGTCTTTGCGCTTCATTCATGGAAGGACGCCGAGGGTAAAATCCAACGCGCATTCCAGACTCAGGGCGATGCTCAATATGTCGCCAAAGATAGAAGCGGTGCTTTGGATCTGGCCGAACCGCCAGATTTGGGCGCCATCTATAAGAAAATCGTCAACCAAAAACAAGGAGCTTAACAATGGCTACAATCCCACAGACTTTTGCAGTAAACGACCCCAGACTGGCATCTACGGCAGGTTCCGTACACATTCCAGATGGGCAATATCCGGCCGTAATCATTGCCAGCGAGTTTAAGGAAACAAGCGGCAAGGACGGTCAATTCCTCGCCCTGAAAGTTGTCATCACTCAAGGGCAATACGCCAATACGGAGTTCACGGAACGCCTTAACTTGGTGAATAAGAACCAGACAGCCGTGGAAATCGCGTACAAGACGCTGGCGCGCATCTCTGAGGCTGTTGGCATGACCAGCACGCCGCAGGATAGTAACCTGCTGCACAACAAGCCCCTTATGATTGAGGTAGGCACTGAGGCAGCTAAAGACTGGCAGAACGACAAGGGTGAGACTGTCAAGGGCAAGGATAAGAGCATTATTAAGAAATACCACGCTCTGCCAGCCGTAGGCGGATTCGGAACGCCGGCATTTGCTGCCGTTGCTCCGGCACCAGTGTTTGCTGCGGCGCAGGCTCCGGCATTTGTCGCCCAGCCTGTAGCTCCGGCAGTTGCTCAGGCTCCAAGTCAGGCACCTTGGGCGAAGTGATCCCCCAGTGCCGGACAGTGATTAAACCCCTCTGTCCGGCACATCTTTTTACGCCTGTGCAATAGGGATGGCGTAAGGTTATGGGCGGCAGATAGGTCGAGCAATAGATGATGGCGCTGTTTGTCGCCCACCCTTTTTTGGAGAATAAAATGACATCTGGATCATCAAATATTGTTGATATTTCTGCTGACCTAAAACACGAAACTGACGGCGCTTACCTGATTGATTCGGGTGACGGAGAACCTGTATGGGTTCCGAAGTCACAGGTTGAATATGATGAAATGGGTACATTCTCAATGCCAGAATGGTTGGCAAGAGATAAGGGTTTAATTTAAATGGCCGCTATTCCGCAACTAGGCGATCCCACGCTTGACGCCATGAGGCGTGTTTTTGAGACGATGGGAAACAACGAGAAGAAGCGCGACTATATAGGCGCCAGCTCTATCGGAAATCCCTGCGCGCGTCAGATCTGGTATGACTATCAAGGAATGCCGAAGAAGCCGTTTGATAGCGCCACACTGTTTAGGTTCGCAGACGGTCACTCTACAGAAGCCGTGATTTGTGCAAGACTCAGGCTTGTGCAGGGCATAGAGCTATGGACAGAGCAGGAAGGCAAGCAATTCGGCTTTGCCGACTTTGACAATCGCTTTCGCGGCCATGTTGACGGCATTATTCGCGGCATCGTTCAGGCACCGAAGACCACGCATGTTCTGGAGGTTAAATGCACAGAAGACCTGAATAAATTCAGAAAAGCAAAATTCGATCATGGCGAGAAGAACGCGCTAAAAAACTGGAATGAAGTCTATTTTGTGCAAGCACAGCTTTATATGTTCTATTTCAAGCTAGACAGGCATTACACCATCGTAGCATCTCCAGGCGGGCGTGACATGGACAGCTGCCGGACTGAGTTTGATCCGGAAGTCGCCCAGCGTTATCGTGACCGCGCCTTTGAGCTGTTGCAGGCGAAAGAAGCTCCGCCGAGGATCAGCGAGAAAAAAGATTTCTTTATTTGCAGATGGTGCGCTCACGCGGAGCATTGCCACAAATGAAGGTTCTCCGCCCCTACCAGCAATCCGCAAACGACTCCCTATTCGATTACCTATTCACAAAAAAAGGTCATCCTTTGGTTGTGGCGCCAGTCGGCGCCGGAAAGAGCCTGCTGATTGCTGAATTTATAAAGCAGGTGCATGAGAAATATCCTCGTACCAGAATCGTGATGTTGTCGCACGTAAAGGAATTGCTCATACAGGACGCTGAAGAACTTCGGATTCAATATCCAGCCTGCGATTTTGGCTTTTATTCTGCGTCCCTGAAAGAAAAGAAGCTTTATAACGATGTCACATTTGCCACGATCCAGAGCATCCACAGCAAGATAGCCAATTTTAATAGATGCCCTGAGATTATTATTGTGGATGAGTGTCATTTAATTAGTCATAACGATGCAACGCTATACCGGAGATTCATTGATAGTGTGCTGGCAATCAATCCAAATGTTAAGGTCATAGGGTACACCGGAACGCCATTCCGCGCCGATACCGGAAGGCTGGACGAGGGTAATGGCAAACTATTCGATGATATAGCCTATGAGATTTCGATAGGCTACATGATCGAGCATGGCTATCTATGCCGGCCAGTTGTCCCGCAGATAAAGACGGTCATGGATGTCACTGGCGTTAAGACGCGCGGTGGTGACTATATCGCCGGCCAACTTGAGGCCGCAGTTGACATAGACAAAACAACCAAAGCCTGCGTTGAAGAGATGCTGGAGCATGGCGCCGACAGAAAAAAATGGCTAATTTTCACGGCTGGCATTGTTCACTGTGAACACGTTAGAGATGCCCTGCGCGCTGCCGGAGTCTCTGCTGAGATGGTCACTGGAGAAATGCAAGCCCAAGAACGTGATAGCATTATCAAGAAATTCAGGAACGGAGAATTTACCGCCCTTGTGAATGTGATGATTCTCACAGTCGGCTTTAATGTTCCAGATATTGATATGCTTGTCTTCATGCGCCCGACAAAAAGCCCAGTCCTATATATCCAGTCAACCGGAAGGGGCGTGCGGCCAGTATATGCCGAAGGCTTTGACCTGAATACCAAAGAGGGCAGGCTTGACGCTATAGCTGCCAGCAAGAAGAAGGATTGTCGCATCCTTGACTTTGGAGGCGTGATAAAAAATCTTGGGCCTATTGACACCATCGACATCCGGAAGAAGGGACACGTAGAAAAGGAAGAGGGCGAAGGCGTTGCCCTATATAAAATATGTCCGTCATGCGGCGAGATCTGCGCGCCCGCCCAGATGTATTGCTATAAATGCTCATACTGCTTTATCAACATCGGAAAGAACGCAGAAAAAGATAAGCAGATTCTATCCAGTGACGAACCGCCCATTGTCGAGCAATGCATTGGGATAACGACAAAATTCCACAATGCAAAGATTGATCCAGATAATCCGAAGATAAAGCCAGCTACGAT